TATTCTTACCACCATCTTTTGCAAAATTTGCAAACATATCAGCATTAGAGGCTAAATCACCCATTACTTTGGAGGCTGATAAACCTTGTTTTTTAATATCTTTCATAAACGCGGCTTGTTTATCTAAAGCCATTTCTTTTGAATCACCGGTAATTGATGTTTGTAACATCGCAATCTTTGCCATATCACTAGCCTGAACTCCACTAAAGAATGAAGCCATTTTCATCTTCATTAATGATTCATTACTTATATCATTAACACTTCCAAATTCATCTAATAATGCTTTAGTTTCACTTCTAAATAACATCATTCCAGGACTTATCTGTGAGAATCCAACTCCTAAATCTTTTGCAAAATTAAATGCCGATACTGCCATTGCCCCCACAGCTGCTGCACCTGCCAATGCATATGGACCCATCTTTTTCATTATTCCAGCTGATTTTCCTTGACTTTTGACAAATTCTTTATTTTTCTTGAATCTCATATCAAGTCCACCACCTTTTTTATTTGGACCTGGTGCAAGGTCTGCTGCTCCACCCTTTACAGACTCGGTGAAGGCATCAGCCATGTTTTGACCTTTACCTGTCAAATCAAGTTTAGCAGAAAGTAAATCACCAATAACGGGAATATTTTTAACCATACTATCTAACTCATTAAATGGTTTTTTAATTAAATCGGATTGAGCATTAATTTCATTATTTAATTTTTTCTGTATGTCATGTTCTGCTTTTAATGTTCTTAGATATTGTTCTTCTTCGGGAAGTTTTGCTTTAATGGCATCTCTTATTTGTTTATTAAAATCAAGACTTCTAAATTCTTCTGTTCCAACGGATTCTAAATTAGCAAGATAATCACCCGTAATATCAACTACGTTGGTAAGTGATTTAACTCTTCTTTGACTTAACTTATCACTCTTTTGGTCAAGTTGAAATATTTTTGTAGTGATATTGGCCATAGTTCCCTGGCTAGATATCATAGCCTTAGTACCCATATTGGCACTTTTCATCTGTGTAGCATAATCTTTTGCTAAATTTCTTACTTCTTTGGCTGCCTCTGATGCTACCTTGGCTGACTTAGTAAATTCCTTTGAACCCGCTAAGGCCTCTTTTTCGAATTTTGTTAAGTTTTTAAATAGTTCTTTATTGAGAACTATCCAATTACGGTAGTTAGCGTCGATTTCATCCCACGCTTTTTTGTCAAAGCCAAAGTCTTTAGGATTTACTTTTGGTGCTTCCTTGGCCATTTAGGTTTCCTGGTTTGATTTATACAAAATCTTTAAGGTCTCTTGCCAGTTTATCGTAATCTGGTTCGTCTTGACCTTGTAATCTTGCAACTAATTTGTCTTGAAGTTTTTCTGCCTCACGAGATAGCCTCTGTAGTTCTTTATCTTTTTTAAAAAGATTAGTTATGAATTTGTTTCCTTTTCTTTTACCTATGTTCTTCCAAAAAGAATCCATAAACTCATATAGAACAGTCTCGTTCTTTATCTTATATTTTGGCATTTTGTTTTTCTCCGAATAATTAAAACTGAGTAATTCTTATCAATTATAAATATCAAACTATCTGAAAATTACTTTCTTGCTGGAGTTTTTGATTGGGATTTTTTATTTGCCTTTTCTATAGCCTCATTTTCATCACCATATTGTTTGTGCAAACGTTTAAGGTAGTAAGTTCTCAAATATATTGGCATATTGTAGACCTCACTAAAGTGGAATCCACCTTTAGCATGATATACTAAGGTGAATATTGCGTCATGAATGTGTGGTTTATCAGTTGGCTGAAGGCCAAAAAAATCGTGCGGTTACAGGAACCGTTACCTCCTCGAAGTCTCCATTATCAAATTCAACTGTATCTGATAAATCAACATCTGGTGTTACTGAGGTTAAGTATGTTCTGTATGCAAATGAATCCATTGAAAGAAATTCGTTATCTATAAACTCACTTATAAATTGTCTTTCTTCATTACCATCTACTGATAGTATGGAAGCCTTTAAACGAGTGGTTATTTCAGGATCGATACCTGTACCTTTTGTTATCTTTCTCATTGCCTTTAATTCAGCATCTATGTTCTTTTCTTCTCGTTGTGTTAAAATTTTAAAAGTAATTTTTCTCTTAGACGTGGGTAATTCAAATAGAAATTCATTTTTACCTTTGGTGTGCTTTTTAAAGTCTATATTTTTATGGTCTAATTTACTCAAATCTACCGTATGAGTTTTTTTCTCATTGCTACTCGGATCTACATATTCAAATTCATAGTCTTTACCATAAGCTAAAACTCTTGATGCTACCATTATTGCATTTTTATCACCAATGAGTACATCGTCAAGATTTACTCCTTCTGAAACTACTAATGCCTCTAATAGTTTATCCAACACTATACCTTTTTGTATTAGGTTAGATGATGTTAGTATATCTTCTTCTTTTGCCGTCATATACTTTATTTCTACTTGACCACTTGATAAAGGACTACCTTCAGGATAAAAATATCCTTTCGAAGGCAAATCTATCACTTCTGTGGGAAACTGGCGTTTTTCTTCTGCCATTATATTCTCCTTTGTATTTTATTTTTATTGTATTTTATACAATATAACCAATTTATAAAACTATAATGCTGGGTATCGTTGAAATACCCAGCTTTTAAATTTACTTACTTTACTTCGGGATTTGATTTCCCAACAGCTGCTCTGACGGAATATAAACCGAAAGATGCTAATAGTGTCCAAACTAATTCAGGTACTTGATCTACTATACCTGCTGCTTGTAAAACACCAACAACACCAGCTATTACTGATGTCCATATAGTTTTTGATTTATACCACTCTTTGTCTGCTATGACTGACATAATTGACTCCTTGTATTATTATTATTGTTAATTTAGAATTGTAATATTGCGTAATCGTATCTTAATGTAAGAGTAATGTCTGCAGGATCAGTAGTGTTTGACCAATCCAAGTCATTAAAATTAGCATTTACAATCCAAGTTCCCTTTAATGTCCACTCCTCTACTTTATCACCAACTGGTCCTAAAACATTGATAGTTACGTCTTTCTTATAGAAATCCGAATANCCATCTCGTCCTGTTACTGATTCATGACCTAATCTAACCCATTCCATTACGGCTTGTGCTCCACTTGGAACAATCGGGTCATATAAAGTAATTTCTAATTCTTCCCATGCACCTTTACCTTTTACATATCGTTTGACATTAATATGGTCAAGTTCAATAGTCTCAAAGGCAATTGAAGGTCTGTTTGCTGTCTTAATCAAATAAGCGGGTATACCCTCGATATACATAATGTACCGATTTTTCGTTTTCGGTTCAAACGGTGTAAACATTATCTCAGACGGGTCTAATAGTTCTGGCATCTTTAATCTCCAATAAATTTTTTCTTCAACTATAAATATCAGTTTTTACAAAAAACATCATATTCATTATTCATAGTTTTATAGAAGTTATATTTTAACCTCATATATAAATATACAAGGCAACAAAAAACCCCTCAAAAAGAGGGGCTTTTGTTTAGTTAATCTATTGATTAAACTTACTCTGGAAACGCTGCTCCGGTAGGTTGTACTATGAAGTCCAATACAATAAACTCAGCTGTCCGTGTAGGTTGAATAAAGATTTGACCAACCAACTGATTTCTATCTACGACATCAGATGTATTGTTGGTGTCATCCATAACAACTCTGAATGCTGACAAACCACTATTGGATTGTACAGATTCTAAGAACGGATTCACTATGTTTAAGAAACGATTCCTCGTTCCTGCTGTATTTTGTTCGAATACCAAGTACCTACTTGAAGATGCAATAAACTTTTTAAGTTTAATTAACAATCTACGAACATTGATTCTATCAAGTGCTGATGGTCTAGCTTGTAAGGTTTTTTGTCCCCACACACATACACCTTGACCAGGGAAAGAAGCGATTGGATTAACTCTTTCTTCATAAAGGTCATCCCTCTCTGAATGAGTCAATCTTGTTTGTGCTTCTAACACACTTGTCAATCCACCACGATTCAAACCTGCTGGTGCGAACCATTCGTGAGCTACTTTATCTGTGAATGCTATGATTCCAGGTAACACAACTGATGGCGGAACCCATACTGGTAATGATGTATTCCTATCAACAATCTTTACCCAAGGATAATAGGTTGCTGCGTAGTTTGTATCAAGTGTACTAATTGCTGCTGTTGCAGTTGCTATTGAATCACCATACTTAGTACAATCTACTATATAGAAAGCATCTCCTCTAGCTTCCATCTTAGAAATTGCATGATTTGTAATCTTGGAATGTAATCCATGAACTATTCCAGGAGTTACCAACATATTGATATCAAATTCATCAGGATTACTGATTGCGTTAATAGCTTTCTTATAAGCTACCGTACCACCAGTTGCTGAGGTTGAGATATCAAATCCTTGTGTGTTTGCACTTGTAATAGCATCACCAACAAACTTAGGTGCTGCTGGATTCACACTATCGAATCCACCTTGAAATGGAACAACGAACTTTCTCTGTTTAATATGAGAAAGAGCTAATGTTACCAATTCAGATCCAGTAGAAACTGTATCACCAAGTGTTGTTGCGTCTGCGTGTCCTAACATATCCTCTAAACTCATAGTAGTATTATTACCATTACCAAATGAATTAACTGGTGCTAAGTATTCGTTAGCATCTGCATTTTTGAAATCATGTCCATAAAGAACATTACTATCAAATTCATCTTGTGAATTCGTCTGCTGTGATTTAAATGTCCATGCTGGTAAGAAAGTATCTGCAGTTGGGTTTTGAATTGCTGAGTGTCCCATTGGAACTACAGATACAGGTACTTCATTATCTGCAATTGCTTGGAAATCAGATACATAAATGTACTTAGACATATTTGGCCAATCACCATTATAAGTGAGTTTACCATCTGAATCTATTGTTACATATCTATCACCAATTCTTCTTGCGAAGTAATTAGGACTTGTAGGATCGAAATTCAATCCATCCCATTGTTCTAAGATATTGTCTCTTGTTTGGTTATTATCATTTAAACCAGTTTGTCTTAACTGAAGTGAAAATGAACCAAAGTCACTACCTTGTATTGAACCCGCCTTTTTGATATTAGTGATTGCAACTTTATATAGTTGATTTACATCAGTTCCATGTGAACGAGATTTAATTTTAAACAAACTAAACCTTCCACCACTTACCAATTGTGATTGGATAGATGGTGTACAAGCGTTTTCATATGGTACTGCTAAATTATGAGTGCCAGCACTTCCTGTTATTGCTGCACCAGCAGTATATCCATTGCTACTTTGTGCATATTTAAAGTTTTTATACAAATATGCCGCTACTGTATTTGTTCCTGATTTCTGAACTTGAGCATCTCTACTAAATACATTTTCAATATAATTAGCACTTCCTGTATCGAATGATATATCATATGATCGTGCAGTTAAACCATTCACACCCCAATTACTACCACTCAAATTAAGTGTTGCTGAACTCCAACTTCCTGTGATATTAACACCACCCTCTAAATCTGCAGCTCCATTTGCACCACCTCGTGATGGTAATAGTACTGCCAATGTAGTTTTTGCTACGGTTGATGAACTAATGTATAAAGAAAGTGAATCAACTGAATACCCAGCCGTGTTTAAAACACGAACTATTGTTACAGTTCCTGCACTTTTTAAATATTGTTCTACCGCGTACGGTGTGTAAAAACGTTTATCTGTTGTTCCAAACATTTCTTCAAACTCAGGAAAATTAGAGATAATTGTAGGTACAAATGCTGGGCCTTTTAAAGTAGGTCCAATAATTGCTGCTCCAATTCCCGCTATTCCTTGAGGAAGAAAAGATAAATCACGTTCTCTCGTAAATACACCCGGACTTACGATTCTTTCTGCCATTTTATTTCTCCTGTTGTTTTAATTTAAATATAACTAAATTAGTCTTATACGACTATAAATATTACATATAAATATAGCCTAATTCTCCCAAACGATTGGTTTGGACGAGATTATTTTAAGCAGTCTCTGAAGTTTGTTCAGGTGCTGGTGTGGGAGTGAATACTCCTGTCGCTGGATCTAAATTTCCAGGACCATACTTTTCATTCAACTGTTTAACTAATTTTTTTTCAGTATCTTGAATTTCTAAGTAATCAACTTCCAATTGTGTCTCTGAAGCTTCAATTGACTCAACTTGTTGTTGCATCAATAACTTCTGAACTTTTAATTGTCCAAATTGTAATTGTTTCTGTTGATACGAAGTCTGTAGGTCTTGTAAAGATTTCAGTTCTTCTTCTGAGAACTTTGTCTCTTGATCTGCCATAACTTTTTCTCCTTATTATTTATTATAGTATAACTAATATACTCATAGTATATATATATCAAATAGATTTCTCTAATTCACTTTTTTCTTTAGATCATCTACCTCTTGTTTTAATTCTTTAATTGATTCAATCAATAGTGGTACTATTCGTTTATAATCAACTCCTAAATAACCATTTTTTCTCTCTATTACAATTTCGGGTATGATTTTTTGAACTTCTTGTGCAATAACCCCGACATCATGACCTCTTTCTCGGGCCCAACCAGGTGATTTATCATTCCAATCAAATTCTACACCTCTAATCTCACCTATCTTATCTAACGAACCTTTAATAACTTGTATATTATCTTTAAGTCTTATATCAGATGAGTTATATGCTATTACATCACCATCTGCCACTATATCACCACTTGCAGATATTGCACCTGCACTTCCACCATAAGAACCACTAACATAAAGACTACCAGTAATTGTTGTACTGTTAGATGCCCTTATATTTCCATCTACTTCCACTCCACCTTTTACAATAAATATTGGATCTGTTGATCCAGATACGGTAAGTGAACCAGTTACTTGTAAAGTATTAAGTGTTGAGTAAATTGAACCAGTTTTTTGAAATATACCGGAAGTAATTCCGAGTAAATTACTACCATCCCCATATATACTTTCTGATACATATAGTGAGCCAGTAACGGTCTGGCTACCAGAAATTACTAATGAACCTGTTAGAACGCTATTTAATTGTTTTAATTTGAGTTGAGCCATTCAAATTCCTTATACTTCAAAGCTTCTCTTGCCTTCTTTTCTTCCCAATATAGAGTCATTCCATTTGAAATGTTCTTTTTATGCTCTCTTGCCTTAGGTCTTTTCATTTTTTCAATCGTTTCCATAGCAAGTTTCCTATCAGATTGTGCACAAGATTTACATACGGCATTATTACCCACTGCACGGTCAAAAGTATCCTTTCGAGTGTAATAAATAACTCTATTACAATCAGGACACTTTCTATTTTTTCGATTCGACCATGTTCGTTTTCTCATACTAATAAATATCAAATAGTAAAAATAGTAGAAGAAAAGTGGAACATTAAATTAAATCCTCTACCATCTCCTCGATTTTTCTATTGAGAACTTTAATTTCTTTTAGTCCTTTTTTAATCATAGTTGGTTTTTCTCTATTAATACCAGCAAAAATCTTACCCATATTAACAGACCAACTCTGACCATATATTTTTAACATCAAGAAGGCTCTTTTTTCATCACTCATCTTTTCGTTAATTTTTTCTTCTCTTGTTCTATTTTCTAAATCTATCTTGAAGGCTGGTCTATCTTTATCCGTATAGACCTTTCCTAACTCTACATCAGTACCACCCAATCTTTCAAATTCCGTAAGACCATCTTTCTCATTACCTTTCATCACAGGCTTAGACCACCTTTTTGGTAAATCTTTAAATGAGGTATCATTCCATTCTTTTAATAAGTCTTTTAATTTTACCATTTTTTACAACTCCAATAACGGGCCTTGTGTCTTGGTCCTGGTGAATCGCAATTGTGTCTAGCTCTAAAGGATTTACGAGCTCCTGGATTATCCTTTCTAATCCTCATTGTGCCTCCCTTAGCATCACCACCTTGACCGAAATTTACTTTAACCACATTACCTTTAGGGTTGTTAACATACACCTTAAATTTTTTCACATCTCCTTGCATAATCTTACCAAGTTTTACTTTTCTTCCTTGATATTCTGCTTCATTTAAATCTTCATTTACTTCAAAGGTAAATCCACCATACTCACCAATATTGTTTTCCCAATACATTTCATTTAATCCAACCCAAGTAGTAGTTTGTATTCCTTCTTTCTTTACACAATTAGGATACATCTTACCGAACATCTTTTTCATACCTTTTTTCTCGTAACCCTTCCAACAAGCTTCACATAAACATTTATTTTCACTTACGGATTCAGATATACCAGGATTTTTTTGTGTTGTTTCATTCCAACTTCTAATTAATTCAATAAAAGGTCCCATATGTTTTTTGTACATTTTTAAAATAATCTTTTCGTCTGTTCTATCACCTCGTATTTTAGTAGCCATTTTACCTAAAACAATAACTTCTTGTTCAAATTTTCTAACTGATTTAAAGAAATTATCAGTTAACTTTTGACCATATTGTTTTTTACCTTCAGCCACATCCTCATCATCGTGTAATGATTTTACACTTATACCAGGATAACCTTCATTTGCCTGTTGAAGAGCATCTTTAACTTTAGTATGTTTTGACATTCCTTTAAACATCTTCTCGATCTTTTTGACAGCACCACTCATATTACCACCCATCGATTTAGCTATCTTGACTGCCTTGTCAACCTTTGCTTTAGGAAATAAGGAATCAAGGAAATCTCCCTTCTTCTCATTCACACCTTCTTTCTTAGATTTGTTACCCCAATTTTTTGCACCTACCTTACGACATTTTACAAGTGCTCCACTTGCATATGCTGATGGCCAGACATCATATCTTGATTTAACTTTGGTATAACATGCATCTTTCTTTTCATAGATGTGTTCTGATACTTTAGCACACTCATCGTGTTGACAATACTTCATCTTATTCTCCGATTTCGTTTTAACTCTAATTGGTTTTTTACCACCACCTCTCGTTGAATCAGTTCCACCACGATTGGCCTTGTTTTGTGCGGCTCTTTTTCTACGAGTAGCACTCTTTTTATCTTTTTTACTCATATTTGCAGCTTTAGATTTAGGAACACATTTAGCATATCCCCTTTTTTTACCACTCGTACCACAAGGTGGGTGTCCACCGCCTTTTTTCTTCTTACCTATATTTACCCATTTATCCTTAAACCATTTTCTTAAATTCTCATTGGTAATATTTCCACAATGAACACAAGTGTTATCTGATATAATTTTATCTACATTCATTTTATCTTCCCTTTGATGTTATTAAATATCAAATTACCCACTTTTTCTCCAAATTTAGTATCACTTGGAAAATGTGCCCTTGCCATTAGTCGAGAATGAGAAATCATCTTTCCCAATCCGTTAAATTGTTTTTCGTGAATTGGATACATTCTACCAAAGACCTTAGATATAAAAATACCTTGAGCCGAATGACCACTTGGATACGATGGTGTTTTTGCCGTATCTAAATTATGTATTTTAAAGTCAGGTATATCATAAAATTCTGCTAACTGAAATGGTCTTGGTCTATTGTACTTATATTTTAATTCATAAATAATACGACCACTATCTTTAATTAAGTCGGTAACATATTCTTTAGGATAGTTTAAATTGTTCTCTTCACAATAAATCTTAAAGACATTCTTAACATCATCACCTTTAGCTGTAATATTTCTATCAATCACACCCTTATTATATTTCAACAACCAATGTAATTCATCAATAGCAGTCTTACTTGAATTTGTCGGTGGTGGATTGTGTGGAATCATAGGATTGTGAATATATTTTAAAGGCCTATCCATCTTCTTCTGATGTTTAGGTTTTATCGATTCACTATATGTGATATTATCTAACTCTAAAAGTTCTTTTAATTTAAGCATCAAATTTTCCCCAAGCTTTTATTTCATCTGTGTTATCTAATAAATATCCAAGACTATTAGAATCGACTTTTAAATAGAAAACTGAACCACTCTGTTGTATTGTTAATGCATCATGTTCCATAACTTGTCCGTTATTAAAAAATATAAAATCTGATTCATTTGTTGTAGTAGTACCACTTGGAGCAGATGCTGTTATTGCACTAAAACTGGCTGTATTATTAAGTATTGCTGTTGCAACTTTATTATAATTTTTTCTTATATATAAATCTTCTTCCGTAACACTACCTGCGGAACTTATATTAGCATCTGAATATGCTTTGGATGCACTTTCTGTTAATAATTTAGTTGCACTTGAATCAGTTAAATTTGTATCGTTAGAAATTTGACTTACACTATATCCCTCTAATATAAAAGAACCACTTTCATTAAGACTTCCAGTAAACTGATGTGTATCGTCTGATGTGTTACCAAAAATAGTAGATCCTGATTTAAATATAATTGCAGAAGAAGTTAATTCTGATTCTATTTTCTGTGCAGTAACATTTAGTCCTATTATTGCATTTCCTGGTATAGTTAAATTACCAGTAACCGTTAAATTCTCACCTACAGAAAAATTAGTAGTCCACCTATCCGTAAATAAAGTATAACCACTTAAATCATAACTTGCAGTAACTTGATTAAATTGAACTTTACCTGTAACACTTATATCATTTCCAACTGAAATATTTCTCGTGAATGGGTTAGAACCAGCAAAGGATACTCCACTATTAGAAATTGTAACACCAGTTCCTTGTGTTAATGTTAATGTTTGTTTTAAAGTTTGTGCCACTTAATAACCCTATGAATTAAATTTACCCCAACCCAATATTTCATCATCACTTTCTAAAGTATATCCAATACTTTCAGTATCTACTTTAAGATAAAAGGTTGTTGAGGCCTGTTGTATAGTTATAGCATCATGTTCCATATATTGTCCATTTATAAAAAATAAAAAGTCGTGTTCAGTAGTTACAGTTAGACCAGTTGGAGCTGACGCAGTAACTGCATTAAAACTTGCAGTATTTGAACCAACTAATCCAGTAGATATCTTTACAAATTGTTTTCTATTGAAAGCTGCGTAAGTATTACCCTCTGTAATTGATGCATCTATATAAGTCTTTACTGCATTTTCAGTTACAAGTGATGTTGCACTTGCATCGGTTAAATTTACATCGTTAGATATTTCATTTACACTATAATTGTTCAAATCTAAAGAACCATTTAATTGAATACTTCCTGTAAATTGATGAGTATCATCTATCGTATCACCAAATATGGTAGAACCACTTGAAAAAATTATGGACGATGATACAAATTCTGTATGGAATTCTTGAGCTGTTAATGTTCCACCTATTGTGGTATTTCCATCTACTGTTAAATTACCACTCGTAGTTACTGAACCTGTAACTGACCAATTACCACTTGAACCAGCACTTGTTATTGATTCATTACCTATTCGTATTGCCGATGAAGTTACTGCTGCAAATTGAACATTAGATGTTGTTGTAACTTCTTGTGGAATAGAGATTTCATGACTTACAGGAACAGAACCATCATATGCATCACCCTCATTACTAATAGTTACTCCTAATCCACTTGTTATTGAAAAAGAATTTCCTAAAGTTATAGAAGCTGGTGCAGGACTTGAACCTACTGTACCTACTACCTCTCCTATGCTATCTATTCCAGTAATCTGTTCCATAGTTGACGGAACTGATACTGAGGTCTCGGCTCCAACGATTATTCGACTTGGAGTTGTATGACTTTGTTGTGTATGAGGACCTGCTAACTCATTATATGCCTCTGGTATTAGATATCCCTTTAAAGTAACACTAAATTCAGTTCTAATTAATCTTTCTCTATCAGCTATTTCTGTAGCATCTGTATAACTATCAATATTGGTTCTAAATCTCATTCTATTCGGTTCACCCCAATACGAACCTGCAGACCAATTAATTCTTTCGATTAATTTATTCATCTGTTCAATATAATGAGTCCAAACTATAAAATCATAACTCAACACCATATAATCTGGCATTGCTATATTATAATATTCTCTTTGTGGTAATAATCCTTGTTGTACTGAAAAGTTATCATATCTATTTCGAGAATTAAATTTTCTCTCAAATGAATAATGTAATTTTGGATCTTCTGGATCAATCTTATCAACTGCCATCGTATCGTCTTTTTCCATACCAGTTCTTCTGAATGCTATTGCAGGTAATATAATCTGTCTTTTAGCATCTCTCATAAAACCTTGTTTCTGAACTGATGACCACCTTTCGGGTGAAGAATACATAATAGGAACTTTTACAGTTTCTCCGCTCTCAACAACCGTAGGTTTAATAACATTTTCAAAATAGTACATAATAGTACTATCCATATCCATCAAACTAACAGATATATCTTGTATTTTATCTTCTCGTTTATGTTGAAGTGCTCTATTTACAAATTTTCTTTGACTTCTTGGTAATGGTTTATTTCTTGCCATTATATACTCCTAACACTTTCTAAAATTCTTCCACCTTTTGATGTCAACCATTTTCTAAACTCAGATGGTTTTCCATATTTAACATCTCCGACAAAACTTTTCAATTCTTTTTTATCATTATCACTCATAAGTTTTTCAACTCTACTTAAAACAAATGCACTTTTAATTTTTACATCGTAAACTAATATTTCATTCCAAGTTTTGAAATAGCTATCTTTCAAACCGCCCTTTGTCATATTGTCAAAAACAATTCTTTTATTTTTAATCAAAAATTTTTTTTGAGCATCCATCCAATCTCTAATAAATTTATTATCAACTTGATTTCTAATTTTTTTCGCATCTTTCTGAACTTCACCATAAGGTCTTTTATCATTTTGTAAATGTTGTAGTTCTTTTTTCAATCTTTTATTGTAATCTTCTGGTGTTAATTTTTGTTTCTCTAACTCTCCTCTGAAAGCATATTCACTATCTTCTCCCACTACCTTTTCGATATTTACCCATCTACGGCCTGTTTTGTCTGGTGTACTCATTATATCTTCCCAACTTCTACCTAAAAGAAATCCCTCAATGTGGAATGCCAAACCACCCATAGTTTGAATACCCTTTGCCTTATCTAAACCAGAACCTCTTCCTACATGAGAAAAAGTAGATATAGATTTTTTCTTACCAATAACTTTTTTAAGTTGTTTGTATCTTGATAAATCACTAACATGAAACGAACTAACTTTTTGCTTTCCAATAATGTTGTCCATCAGTTTTGGATAAAGAGCAACTTTATCACCTCTCATTTGCATCTTTATAGTTTTTTCAGTATGAGCAGGAAACCATTTCTCTTCACCTTTATGTGTTAAAAAGACACCACCTTCTCTGTTTTCAGTCAACAAGTCTTTTAATAGAATCATTATATACTCCTAACTCTTTCTATCTGTACAGAACTCTTTCTCACCAAAAATGTATTTGCAACAACC